TTTGATACTCTAAACAATGTAAGTCGAGGAATGTTCAATTCCAGACTCCTTGCTCATGATATCACCAACAAGACCCTGACCAAGTATAATTATCAATATGATAAGAATTTCGGAAAGTATAAGCATGTCAACTCATCCAAATTCTCTACGGGAGTAATAGATTCATTTGGTAAGACCTTTACTGATCCTGACTATGCGGAATCCCATCAGATGCTGGCCTCCTCCGGGACAAATGAAAATCCTAATTATCTCTCCAATATATCATCGGCTCGACTGGATCGAATTCAGTCCCTAAATAATTTCAGACTGAGAATAATATTACCGGGTGATGGTCTGATCGAGTCCGGGGATCTGATCAACTTTCAACTGAATTCAATTGAAGCAGGCAAGCAGGCCCAAGATCCATTCTACTCTGGTAAGTATATGGTGAATAGTATTCGACATACGATCTCACGGTCTCCTTCGGAGTACAGAATATTTCTGGATTGTTCCAAGGAATCATTGAATATAGATGTAAAGGATTTCACACCGGGTGCTTAAATCAACTGATCAATTCATGGGGTTCGATGGCTTTGTATGGTTCCAGGGTGTTGTGGAATCACGAGCCGATCCATTGTTTCTGGGAAGACTGAAAGTAAGAATCCTGGGTATTCATACAGAGGACAAGACTGACATTCCCACGGAGGATCTGCCCTGGGCCTATCCTGTTATGCCTATTACTTCGGCCAGCATGAATGGTATTGGTCAGACTCCTATTGGTGCGGTAGAAGGTACCTGGGTATTAGGATTCTTCCGGGATGGTGAGAGTTGTCAGGAACCAATGATTCTGGGTACGTTTGGTGGATACCCTCAGAAGACTGCTAATAGGCAGGAAGGCTTCAATGATCCCTATGGCATATATCCTCTATCCGACTATCTCAAGGAACCCGATACAAATCGATTAGCTCGTAATCAAAAGATCACAGACACCATTGTTCAGAAAAAGAAAGATGCTCAGATCTCAGAAGACATTCCAATTGCATTGGCAACGTATGAGGGAAGAGAGTCTGGTGATGATACTTCCTGGACCGAACCGGATTCTGCATATAAAGCAGTGTATCCTTTCAATCAGGTTATGCAAACTCAGTCTGGACATATCAAGGAATACGATGATACCCAGGGTAACACAAGAATCGCCGAGTATCATCAACTGGGAACCTTCTATGAAGTCTATGAAGAGAATGGCAAGGCAAACAAACTAACCAAAATCAATGGTAATAATTATACCATTGTAGTTGATGATGATAACCTGTATGTACAGGGATCGATCAACATCACCACGGATTCCAGATGTAATATCTATGCCGGAAATGATCTGAACATCGAGGCGCAGTCTAACTGTAATATTCGTACCTTCAAAGATACAATAATTGACACCAGTGGCAGTATCACGATCAGCGCAATTGGTGACATTAATATTCAAACAGGAGGCAACCTGAATATTAATGCCTCTAATATTACTGCTACTGCTTCTCAGAATATGTCTCTCCACTCAGTTAGCGGAACAGCAGTATCATCTATTGCAGGACTATCGATGATCTCTATTAAGGACAAGGCCATAGTATCATCGGAGCTAGGAACATACGTTACTAGTTCAGCAGGTCCGGTGATGATAACTTCCAATACCATAACCACAGTATCTGGATCGACTCTGTTACTAACATCGACCTTGTATACTTCGGTGGCCTCTGATGCTGTGATTAAGGTGGGAAGTAAAGGCCTGGTTAATATCATATCTAGTACAGGATTGGTAAATATCACGTCTCCTATTCAAATCAACATGCTGTCTCCCAAAGTATTCCGACCTTTAAGACTTACTTTCGACTCCTTAGTATAATCCTATGCCCATACCACTACTACCTCCAATATCTACGGTGTTCGCTCCTATTCTGGCATCTCCGGTATTCTCGGGTCAACCTTCATATCAGAAGAAACTGGAGCTTATACTATTACAGGCAGCAGAGGCCAAGGCAATCCTTGCTCCTATTATAAAGAGAGGAGTATCCTGGAATAGTATATCAACAGCCGCCTTCGCAGAACTTCGAGCACTAGAGGCCCAGGGAGTAATACCATCGGATATAGCTGCGACTATTCAATCCTCTTTAACAACAGCCAAAACCATAGAGACATCAACAACTCAGTTAACTCAGGCCTATGCTAATATTGCATCAGGTAAGGGTGATCTGACTCAGACACTATCTCAGATTAATAATATTGCTTCGGATCTCTCTCAGAGTACATCATCACTTAATGGTACACTGAATACTCTGAATCAACAGCAGCAAACAGTAGCAGGTGTTACAGGAATATCAAATAGCAAGGCAGATGTAATTGAGATATTCAAAGATTCTCAGGAACAGGCAACAATAAATCTAACCAATCTTACCAGTTCAATTACCTTCGTATCGTCTGATCTATTGTCGGCCAAGACCCAGAATCTAATCACAGGTAATAATGCTCAGACGGTATCTGCTCAACAGGTATTGTCTCAGGTAACAAAAAATATTAAACAGGTAACTGCCATTGCCAATAATATGACACAGACCATAAAGAATGTTCAGAGCATTGCAGACAACCTCAAATCATTCAAAACTTTCAAGCTGGGTAATGGTAAGAGAAAACCCAGAAAGGTATTGTATCCGATTCCATCATTCCTGAATCCGAACAACAATGCCTATGTTAAGATGTATAGTGAACTGAATGGTATCATCACCTCAGTAAATACTGCTATGTCAGCTATTGGTGCATTGGGAGATGCTGCGGCGTCACTGGATATATTCTAACACAGGACCTAGACGACGCAGATTGCGCCTTATAGGGTATTACAGTTACGCTCGTGCTCCTGAATAAGTACGTACACAGCAAAGATGCCCGGTCTTGGGTCGATCCTGAAATATTTGGACCTATGGTGTGTTGGGGTGTATCCCTGGGGATTTAGGCTTACCTAAATATCATAATACTATCAAAAACGTGTACAGTAGTTAAATACTATAATACCTTCTCTCCGAATATCCACAAGATATCCACAGGGTTATGCACAACCCACACTCCTCCGAATTTGTCAAGTAGTATTTTGACTTACTCGATGTTACTCCCTATGTTACTAAGTGACTTACTCGATGTTACTAAGTCAAATAAATACTACTATGCCAAATACCGCATTCCGATATAAGGATATAGATATATCCCTGCAACGTAACCCGGCCACCGGAGACATCTATACACTTACTGATAATGATGCAGTACGACGTAGTGTTAAATTATTAGTTACTACTGCCTTGGGTGAGAGATTGTTTCATCCTGAGATAGGTTCGTCTGTATATAATTCTTTGTTTGAACCTATGAATGCCACAACCATTCTGAATATTAAGAGAAGTATCCAGGATGTCCTAAAGAATTATGAACCTCGGGCGACTCTACTTACAGTGGATGTTATCGAGAACACAGACAACAATGGAATTAATATTAATATATTTTTCTATGTTAATAATATTCCTCAGCCAGTATCGGTGACTGTCAATCTACAACGAGACCGCTAAAAATAATACTTGACATTCATATAGTAATGTGGTATGCGTGCGTGCGTTCCTATGTTCTCTTCCCCAACTCATATATGATTAAGAGATATTAATATAAGATCCACTAGACATGGCCAGACCCAGTTGCTATAATTCTTACATGAGCCGCCAGACTATCTCACAATCGATCAAAGACCAACTCGCCAACGAACTCATCGCTCGGTATGGTACCACGATCACCCGCCCACAGTTGATGTCGGTTGCGAAGAAGTTTCGCATCGATCAGCCATATTGGTTGCAGTCAAAGAAGATTGGCTGGGGCACATATGATATATCATCCTTCGTTGCTAAAACTAATCAGGCGTCTTCTGTTCCAGTAGAAGCCGAGACCACTGTGGTTACCGATGATGATATCCTTACGTCACAGCGTCGTAAGTTCCGCACGCTGGATCGTATGGCTAGTGGCGTTGTGAAGCAGCAGGTGCGCTCCATGGTCGTGTCGGGACCTGCTGGTATCGGCAAGACCTATACGATTGAAGGAATCCTCGAATCGGCTGCGGATGCTGGGTCCATTCAGTTCACATCGGTAAAGGGTTTCGTCCGTCCCACAGGTTTGTATAAGTTGCTCTGGGAAAATCGTGAAGAGAACCAGGTCATTCTGCTGGACGATGCCGACTCCGCTTTCGGCGACGAAGTCTCCTTGAACTTGCTGAAGGGTGCCCTGGATACCAGCAAGCGCCGGGTGATCTCATGGCGTTCGGAGAAGAAGTTTGAGGATGAGTCTGGGGAGATCATTCCCAATTCATTCGAGTATAAAGGTTCGGTCATCTTCATTACCAACCTGAACTTCGAATCCATGATTGCTGCCAACAACAAACTTGCTCCCCACTTTGCTGCTCTCATCTCTCGTTCATTCTACATCGACCTGAACCTGAACAGCACAAAAGAATATCTGATCCGGATCAAGGATGTTCTGGAAAACACTGACATGGCATATACGCTGGGTCTATCTGAGAAGCAGACTGCTCAGATTATGGAGCTTTTTACAAAGTATCACAATCGGTTCCGGGAACTATCTCTTCGCATGGTTCAGAAGGTTGCCAAGATTCTGATGTTTGCCGACAATGATGAGGACTTCCGGGATGTGGTCGAGACCACCTGCTGGAAATCTCGATCCTAGTAGTTGACATCTTCCCCACCAACTTAATTTCTATATAAGGTTGACTTGAAAAATATGACACTATCTGATCTGAAACTATCTTTTCCCGACGCCAGTTACGACACCTGGCACCAGCATTCAAATGGTGGCGGCTGGGTCCAGAACACAGCCACCGTGGCCGACACAGCATTTGTTGGACCTAATGCCATGGTATATGGTAGTGCCATGGTTTATGGTCGGGCCCGGGTCTCTGGTGGTGCCCGGGTCTATGGTAGTGCCATGGTTTATGGTGATGCCAGGGTCTCTAGCAGTGCTTGGGTCTTTGGCAGTGCTCGGGTTTATGGTGATGCCATGGTCTTTGGTGATGCCCGGGTCTATGATAATGCCTGGGTCTTTGGTAATGCCATGGTCTCTGGTAGTGCCATGGTATCTGGTAGTGCCATGGTTTATGGTAATACCCAGGTCTCAGAATAATATTTGACACCGGATCCTAGGCAACTGCTATACTTCTTAATAAGGTTGAAAAATATGACACTATCTGATCTGAAACTATCTTTTCCCGACGCCACTAGCGACACCTGGCACCAGCATTTGAATGGTGGTGGCTGGGTCCAGGACACTGCCACCGTGGAGTCCACAGCATTTGTTGGACCTGATGCCATGGTCTATGATCATGCGCAGGTCTCTGGACATGTCGAGGTCTTAGCTAATGCCCGGGTCTATGGTCATGCCGTGCTCCTTGGTAGTGCTTGGATCTTTGATCGTGCCATGGTCTATGACAGGGCCATGGTCTCTGGTGATGCTCGGGTCTATGATAATGCCCGGGTCTTTGGTGATGCCATGGTCTATGATAATGCCCGGGTCTTTGGTGATGCCATGGTCTATGATAATGCCTGGGTCTATGGTAGTGCCTGGGTCTCTGATAATGCTCGGGTCTCTGGTAAGGCCATGGTATCTGGTAGTGATTGGGTCTCTGGTACAATCTGAGGTCTCAGATACTTGACATCTTTCCCACCATCTGCTATAATTTTTATATGACACCTAACGAAATCAAAAACATGATCCCTGCCAAGACTGGAAATTTCAAAGTTGATGTCCGTGCTGGATACTACACCGCAGTTCGTAACGCTCACTATAAATTGATGGACATGGACATAGTGAATACGTTCAATGATGACTTTGAACAGTATCTTCTTTCGAATGGTGTCCCGGCGCAGTATGTGAAAAAGGTTGCCCATGCTGCATATGAGCAGGGACATAGTTCTGGAGATTCCGAGATTGTCAATTGCGCCGGGGATCTGATCGAAATCTTTAATTAGTACTTGACACGGATCCTAGGCAACTGCTATACTTCTTATATAAGGTTGACTTGAAAGACATGACACTCTCTGATCTGAAACTATCTTTTCCCGATGCCACAGACGACACCTGGCACCAGCATTCAAATGGTGGTGGCTGGGTCCAGAACACAGCCACCGTGGATTCCACAGCATATGTTGGACCTGATGCCTTGGTCTATGATAATGCCCTGGTCTCTGGTAATGCCTGGGTCTTTTGTAATGCCCGGGTCTTTGGTAATGCCTTGGTCTCTG